TTAGTATAATCATTATAAATATTTAAAATTATTGTGTGTTTAAATGGCATTTGGACTGTTAAACAGCATTATACCACCAGTTGGACAACCTGACACTTTACATACAGGAACTTCAGATACTTTAACTGTTGGTAAGGTATCTATATCCAGTAAAAATGCTACTCCTGCTCGTATTCAACTTGCATATGAAGAGAGTGGATCGTTAAAATATTTTGAATATAATAAGAAGATTACATATGGTCAGACTTATGAGACTCAGGATATACATTTAGGTGCTGGACAAAAATTAGTAGTTAGGTCGGATCAGACTGATATTAATTTCTTATTTTATGGTCAGACTGTTAGTGATGCATTACATCCAGTTAGGTCTGGTGTTCTTAGTCATATTATAACAACAGATAAGCAAAAAAAATCTATATTTACTGCTCCTACAGGGTCTCAGGTTAATGCTACTCTAAGTGTATGTAATATGGGTGTTGAGGCATCTGTTGCTACAATAGGTGTTTCTAATGCAACATTAGGTGATTTTGATAGCACTGAGTATATTGAATATAATATAAGAATAGAACCTGGGCAGACATATACTAGAACCGATGTAAAAATAAAAGAAGGACAAACTATTGTTGGATTCTCTAATAGGAACTCAAAGATTAGTTTTGTATGTCATGGTCAGTTATTCTATGCTGTAAGTGGACTTCTTGATAGTGATGATAGGTATGTTCTAGGAAATCAAAGAGTAACTGGTAATCTTGGTGTAGGTATAACAGCAACATCCAAACTTCATGTCTTAGGTGATACTACCTTAGATGGTGCGTTGAGTCTCTCTGGAAATCTTACAAGTCAAAGTGAACTTACAGTAAAAGGAACTACAACTAATTTATTCTCGAATAGATTGATTATTAAGGATAATAATGTAGAGATAGGATATTTTACTAATGGAACTTTTAATGGTGATATTACAGCAGGTCAAAGTAAAATTTTAAATGTAACAGATACTTCTAATATTGTTCCAGGTTTGGTATTAAATCTACCAACTCCACAGTCTGTTACTTTAAGTCTTTCTGGTATTAATACCGTAACTGCTGTTGGTCAGAATGAAGTTACATTGATGACACCGTTAACAGGAAATGGTACAGATAATAATGTAGAATTCACTCATACTGGACCAACTGATAAAACGGCAGATGGTGGTGGCATCAAACTATATGGTGATACTATTGATCCTAAGACTATTACATGGTTAGAGGGTAATGATAAATGGAATTTCAGTCATGGATTAAATCTTGTTTCTGGTATGGACTATAAGATTAATGATATTGTAGTTCTTAATAGTGATAGTGTATTAGGATTTGGTATTACACAATCTAATTCGCCTACTTATCCTGGTGTTGCTGGTATTAATACTTCATATGTAAGTACAACAAAGGCTGTTGATGATTTAATAACCTCTAGATCAGGTCAGGTTAGTTTATCAGGATTTTTTGTTCAGGGTTTTTAAAACTCTGTTATAATCGATACTAAATAATTTTTTAGAAGTAGTAGGAAATGAATTTTACGATTTATTCTAAGAGTGGTTGTCCATATTGCGACAAAGTAAAAGAAGTAATGTCATTGACAAAACTAAGTCATGTGGTGTATAATTTAGAGGATGATTTTACTAAAGAAGATTTTTATGCAGAGTTTGGTCAAGGATCAACATTTCCTCAAGTAGTTTGTGATGACTCAGGAGAAAGGCATAAGGTCGGAGGATGTACAGAGACAGTCAAGTTCCTTAAAGAAAATCAAATCATCCAAACTAAATAAACCAGATTACGAAATTAATCGTGGGTTTGAATTCATCTTAACGGGAGGCAAAAAGAAAACCAAACCATTACATATTACCACACTTAAAATAGGAGAAAGAGACATGTTAGCAACAAGTTTAGTATTTGGATCATTTCTAACATTATTGTTTCTCATAGTAGGAGCTATTGGTGGTTGGGTTGCCAGAGAGTATATGATGAACTACCAAGAAATACCTAGAATACATCCAGAGATGTTTGATGGTAATGGTAATTTAGTTCCAGATGACATTGTAGCATTTAGATTTGAAAACAATTATGACAACGAAGAAGACGACATCGACGACTAGAAAGAGAGCGTCAACGACAAAGAAAACTACTGTAAAAGCAAAACCAAAAACGGTTACTGCTACCCAAAAGATTCCAGATCTTCCAGTAAATCCTTTTGTTTTTGAGATATTTGATGCTGCTTCTAAAATGAGAAGTAATGCAAAGAAAGTAGAAGTGCTTCAAAGATATAAGCATCCATCTGTATTGACTGTTTGTATATGGAATTTTGATGAGACTATTATTTCTCTTTTACCTGAAGGTGAAGTTCCTTATGGTAGTAATATAGAAGATGAAACCACAACAGGAACATTGTCTGAGAAGATAAATGATGCTGTTAGTAAGATGGGTGAACTTAGAACAACTTCTCTTGGATCAAATGATCAAGGAAAGGCAAGTATTAGAAAAGAATATAGTAAGTTTTATAATTTTATAAAAGGGGGCAACGATTCATTGAGTGGTCTTCGTAGAGAGACTATGTTTATTAATATTCTTACTGGATTACATCCACTTGAAGCAGAGATTCTTATTCTTGTTAAGGATAAGAAATTGACTGATAAGTATAAGATTCCAAAGGATGTAGTTTCAGAAGCATATCCAGAAATTACTTGGGGTGGTAGATCATGACCGCACCAGTAGAAAAAGCACCAACAAAAGAAAAGAAATTAGATCCTAAACCAGAAGCTAAATTTGATCCTTGGAGTAAGGAAGAAAAGGAAAGTTCTAAAACAATTTACGCTTGTGAGATTTTAGTTTCTAATGGTAGTCTTGCAGATGTTCATACTACAGACGCACCTAATGATGCTTGGGTTGTTAAGTATACTGTTGATGATAAGACTTTTTTAGATTTAAGTAGAGGTACAAGAACTAAACTCTTTGATATGTACTATGATAAGTTCAGCAAAGGTCTGAAGAGTATAGAGTATGGTAGTGGAACTGTTAGTCCTAAGTTGTGGGGGTATCAGACAAAGACTTCTAGAAAGAAAAAGAATAAGGGGCGGTAAACCAAAATCAACTTTTAATTCCATTATATCCCGACAAAAAATCGGGGTATTTTTTTGCTCCGTGAGGATTTTGTAACAAATGATTAAGTATTTGACTATATAGAGTACATGTGTTAGTATTAGCACAATCGTTCATCCCCCTTCGACTGGGGACGCAAGTAAGCCGACTCGGAACGGATCGTTCATCTCATGGACATACTACTCGCCACTCTTTTATCTTGTAACGAGGCAGAAGGAATTATCTCTAAGGTAGCACCTTCTGATCCTGTGCGAACTGAATTAATTGAGGTTCTTAAAATGAGTGCTGAGAAAGGATGCGAATGGGACGCAAAAGTTGACTAAAGGAACGGAGTAAAATCCCTACTACTTTGGAGTAAAACAATGGCAAAAGTCACTTACCGTGGAAATGAGTACGATACTGAGGAGTATCGTAAGGCTCTTATCGAAGAGCATAACAAGAACAGAAACTTCGATCTAATGTATCGTGGTATTAAGGTTTCTAAGAAACTTACTTCTGTTTAGTTCCACTGAACATATAATTAAGGAAGGGGTTGTACCCCTTCTTTTTTTATGCTATAATTTATTGCAGAGAAGTTATTTTAATGAGTTCTAGAGGAAAAAGATTAATTAAGATGTTAGAGAGGTTGCTTTCTAAAGATCATCTTTATAGTGATGAGGAGGTAAAATTGATGAAAAGTCAATTAAGAACTCTTAAAGAAGAACTTACTTCTATTAATAAATGTTCAAAAGGATTTGGTAAATGAATGTAAAATTGATTCGTATGTGGTCTGGTGAAGATGTAGTAGCAGACCTTGTTAAAGAAACTGAGGATTCTATTACAATAACTAACCCTATTGTTGCTGTTCCTTCTGGGCAAGGTCAACTGGGATTTGCTCCTTGGTCTCCTCTTCTTGAAGGTAGAGATGTAGAGTTAGAGGTGACTAAGAAATATGTTATCTATATTAATATGCCACAAGAGCAAATTGTTGAACAGTATAATGATATGTTTTCTCCTGTTGCAACTCCACCTAGAAAGAAACTTATCTTGTAATTATGAATGTTAAATTTGTAAGTATCACTCCCGATGCTGAGAAGATGATGGCGTATATCGCTAGGGTATCAAATCCTTCAAACCAGCAAAATGAGAAGTATTCGGGACTCTTAAAGTATTGTATTAAACATAATCATTGGAGTGTATTTGAACAGTCCTCAATGACTTTGGAGATCGAGACTACGAGGGGATTAGCGGCCCAGATTCTGAGGCATAGGAGCTTCACATTTCAGGAGTTTTCTCAGAGATATGCTGATACAAAACTCTTAGATACTGAGATACCTGTACCAGACCTTCGTAGTCAGGATACAAAGAATCGTCAGAATAGTAATGATGATATTCCACAGGAGAAAAAAGAGGAGTATCAGGCACTAATCGCAAGACATTTTGAGGATTCTATGAATCTCTA